CATCTAAGAATTTCTTTTTATTAACAAAACCCTCTTCATCTTTTTTCATTTCTGTGAATACTTTGATAAATTGGGGTTGCTTACCTTTGTCAGCAAGTTGCCTTGCCTTCACCTTGAGGCTTCGTTCTAGCCAGTCCACCAATGTCATATAACACTGTCGGACAATAGTGGTGGCTTGTCGGACATTGTAGCCTGTAACTATGAACCGTTCTTCTTTATTGGTGATAGAGGGGCTTTGGGCCACACTGCATAGAACAGACATTTTAATAAGAATTTTAAGCAATCGGGTAGTAAAATTAGATGCAATCTTCCTAACTTCGGGCCTAGTTGACTGAATATAGTCTTCCATACCTTCGTACTCAAACTCTAATACTTCGTTAAAATCAGGAGAAAAGGTCATGACTCTAAGACCATCTTTATCGACTTCTTCCCATCTTTCCTTTACTGTTGAATAAATCTTAAATAATCTCTTAGCGTGTTTATCAATCGGTAGATTACTTTCCATTACTTTACCAGCATAAAATATTTGTTTTCTTCTCATTTTATCTTGAATAAAAGGAGGTACATCCCATATGAACACTAACATTCTTTGTAGTACTCCCTTTTCTGTTATTACAGATTCTAGTTTATTAGGAGGATAAGTCATCGCTAACACTGAACGCTCATTAAAGCAGAACATAGTATCACCATCTTTTAACTTTTTAGAAACAATCCAAGACTCACCATGTAAAGTATTCATAAAAGTATTCAACATAACGATAGCGTCTTGCTTATGTTGGGTTTGATGGAAAATACCTGAATATTCAAATTCATCCCAATGGGCTAACCCGCTACCTTCTAATTCACCAGCAACTCTTTTCTGAACAAATTGACCTTTATCATCTCCTTCGGTAATCATCTCAGGAGTATAATGACCTGTCAATGCCGCATCAGTATAAAGAGTAGTTGAGAAAGTATTGAAGTGTTTTGGTTTTTTTGCTTCAAATTCATTCTCATATGTAGATGGAATCAATTCTGCTAATGGATGGCTGTTAGTATCATTTATCATTTTAAAAACTTTTTTAGATACAGGGCCAACGAAGTTATACAATGTTGATTTTCCCGTACCGGAAGTTTGAATCTGTAAAAAATGTATTCTTGAATCTTCAACGCTGAATCCATTTGGTACTTTAATAAAGTCTTTACATATCTGCCCTAATATTACAAAGAATGAAGCCGCCGCAGGAATATCATTATAATGAGCAACATTACAAGCATCTTCTTGAAATGCTTTTACTGCCGCAGGTAACACTCCTGAAAATGATTTCATATTTTCTTCGTATTCTTGTAAATATGCTACTTCATCTTCATCAGCATACATAGCGTTTGTATGTATTCTCTCTTCTTCTAATTCATCTTCATTCATATTTTCACCTTCTTTTCACTGTTTAATGTGTCTAATATTCTTTGTGCGGTTTTTTCACCGATACCATCCATGTGACACAATTCATGGACTGTTTGCTCGCCTATCTCCATAATACTTCCGTATTCTTTGATAAAGGCTTTAGCCTTCTTTAAAGAGACACCTTTGATACTAGTTAATACATCTAACCTTAAATCATCAGTTGTTATTCTTTTAAATATCTCTGGCCTAATTACATCTCTTTCAATAGGCTTCATTTTACATATGGCACTTATGATTAAGGCCGCTTCTTTTTCTGTTGGAACCCAAAAAGCCTTTACATCAGTATCTAAGGTAATCCTTCCTATACCACCTAAAAACTTATTGTTTAGCATTATACTTCTTGCAGGTTCTTGAATGTTAGATTTACCATGTCTTTTAACATTATAAATCGCTTCTTCTAAAGTACCATAGATAATTACTATGTTAGTTTTATAGTGTCTATCCATGTTATCTATTTGAGTCCATATTCTTTTGTTCATAACTGAACCTAGAAAATCAGTTGTTGATTTTGCTTCAAAGCATACATCATCAAAAACATAATCTCCAATCTCAAGCCATTTCTTTTCAGTTTTAATACCTAAGCCTTTACATTTAGCCTGTACTAATTTAACTAATTTAGAACCATCTTTTTCTCTGCTATCTATTACTAACATATTACTCACCTAAATAATCTGGATAACGCCAGCATTTACCAACACAGTAACCTTCACTAATTAACTTATTACAGAATGGAGTTTTATAATTACCAAATACTGTAAACTTAGCATGTTTTCTAGTTGTGTGTTCATCCCAATCTAACCATACTTCATCATTAGATTCAACCAATTGTTTGATTTCTTTTACAATTAAGTCTAATACTTCTTGTTTTTCCTTCAATGAATTTAATGGTCGCCTACCTGTTAACAAATCTCTATACCAAGAAACCAAGTATGCTCTAGCAATATGCGACGGATTCTCCGTCATTATAGCATTGTGTAAACAAGGCAATATTGGGAGTTTTCCTGTATATTTTGGGACAGAAATTTCACCTTCAACGGCTTCGATAGGGGGTACATCAGGAAAAGTGACCTCGATATTACCACCTATTTCAAAGCGTAAATGCCTTGGTTTGGTTGCTAACTCTAGTATAGTATCTAAACTATGGCTAAGGTCTTCCTTCTGTAAAGGGATGCAGTATAGCGGATTGCCGTAATAATTAGAAGACATATTTACGGTGTTGGGTACTCTTCTCAATCTAGTAGTTTGACCTACTCTATCATCAAGAGTCGTTTTACCAGTAATGTTTGCTTTAAGAAATGTTTTAATTTCTCTAAAGAAGGTCTGAATACTTCTGATATTATCAGCAGGTTTACCAAATAAAAATAAATGAAAACCTCTTCCTGAAAAGAACATAGTGTATCTCCAATCTCTTTCTAATACTCTTTGCATTACCATCTTCAAATCCCTCCATGCGTATTCTAAATCATTATCATGCCCGTCAAAATCTAAAAATATTCTATCTAGAATTACCGATGAATCTACCTTTGCCGTTTCTGAAAAATGTTCAAAGTCATAAACTGTCGTATAAACATTTGTCCTATTATTTTGAGCGTTAACAAACTCAGCATATTCATTCCTCGATAAGACTACTTTTCTTTTCATCTGCGGTGCGTTCTTTATGTGGCTCCCCGCCCATACTTCCCTCGGATATTTCATTGTTATTACCTCCAAAATTCACTGTTGCTGTATTTAGCATATTTCTTATTACACCGGCTATTTCGCCGGAAAGTTTTGTATTTATTGCTTCTCGCATCACATCTTCAAATGTATGACCTACATAACTTTCATTTATTCTAATGTCTCTAATTAATTCAAACCGTTCAATCAATTTAGATTCAGAATATATTTCATTACATAGCGTGTCTATTGTATGTTTTAGATTAGATATTTCTGTAAATGTCCAATCTCTAGCCAATACCTTTTGTTTAATCATATCGTCATTCACAGATGATTCCCCCTCATTCTTTCTGGTATAACCTTTAACCAATTACAAGTATCGCAACAATAGCCACCATTACTTAGGTAATGCCCGTAGCCTTTTATTTCTTCTTTACATAGTTTACATTTCATTCCTCTTCACCTTTCTCTAACCATTCACTTTCGGGCATTCTTAACAATAATCCTATCTTTCTTAGAAGTCTTTTAATTAAAGATAACATAATATCAAACCCAAGTATCTTCTTGTGCTGCATCACAGATACCAAAGAAGGAACAATGTGAACAAGTCTTGTAAAAGAATTTTGCAGGGAATTGACTATTCTCATAAGACCAAATTAAATGGGCTATATGATTCATTACAGAAGTCATTGTTCTTTTTGCTACCTTTTGTGAAAACACATAATTAGAAACAGGATAGTACCAACCCCAATGAGTTACCTTCTTTTCGGGGTCTAATCCATTTTGAATAAGCACTTCATCGGGAGAGTTTTCAATCAACAGTTGATAAAATGCCATTTCTTTACGCATCATAGTTTTCTTGTAGTCTTTCCACGGCCCCGTTTTATATTCAAAAGGAAGATAGCCGCCATCTACTTCAAAGATACGGTCAATAATTCCTTGTATGTGTATTACATAATCTCTTCTTAGAGGATATTTAGGGTTAGTATCTTTGTCAATAGTTATATTAGCATCGAATTTACCTTCATTACAAACAGGTAAGTATTCATCTAACTTATCTTCTGCCCTTGCTTCAATAAAACGCTCGGCTTCAAATGCGGATTGCGTCATGGATATATCCAAGTAATCATCAATAGGATGAAGACTTTGACAATACTCAAACACTTCATCAGCACTCATAGATTCTGCCTTTTTAATATCAAAATCATTGAAAAAGTTTTCTCTTGTAGTGTGACAAATAGTTCCCTTCAACATAGCGTCTGTTTGGTCTTGAGGCAAACGCTGAATATAAGAAAAATCGTACTTTTTCTGACACCATTGAAATGTTCCAAGAGAAGATTTAGTTATCTTCAATATAGGCATACTTGGGTCTTCGTAATTTTCGGGCTTCCAGTCGTAAGTAAAATCTTGCATAGAAGAAATTACCGCATTATATTTTTCATCATTATTCATATTACCACCAATCATCTAATTTTCTTTGTATTTTACCAGTCCTTATACTAGATAAGTCCCATTTCATAGCCTTGTAAATCGGCTCGGCCTTTTTTAAGACCTGTTCTGCGTAGTGTGACCAATCAACCGTATAACTTTCAAAGTCTGCATAGGTTGTGCCGGAAACATATTCCACGCTTCTTATTTCCTTAGTCAAAGGATTTGTATAACTATCGTTAACACTCTTTACTTTAAGATAAAGATAAGAGTCGTCAAAGGTCATATCCTTCTTTTCCCAACCATATAATACACCGGCAATACCGGAACCAAATGTGGGTTTTTTCCCTTCTAAAGTAGTGAAGTTTTTAGTATTGTTACTGCACTTTTTACACCATCCCATTTTCAAACAATCGGTGATGTGATATTTAGTATTACATTTACCGCACTTAACCATAAAGCGATTAGATTTTAACCTACTTCTCTTGATGAAGTTTTTTACCTCTAACTCACCATTAAGAGTAGCAGCATATTTACCATGCAAATATGCTAAGATTTCAGTTTCCGTTTTAGAGTTAACCCACATCTTTAGTACATCAGTCTGAATAGTTTTTGAGAAGGGAGTTTCACTAACTCTCTTCGCAGTAAAACCCGTCATGGTAAACTTAGGTTTATCTAAATAATTACCATCCTCCCATACAATCATACCAGCATTTCTATTCTTAGTTACTCCTACTCCTAAAGCAGAATAGTATTTCTCAAACTCTAATACTACGGGGTGTTCATCTAATCCCATAACATTAGGAAAGGATTCTCTAACGCTAGTTTCAATCTCTTTAATACATTCTTCTGCTCTTTCAATAGAGTCAATCTGAACATAAATAGAATCAGTATGTCCGTAAACTACTTTCATGATTATCACTCCAATGGATGTTCTATATCTTTATCTCCAAGAGTCCACTTTAGGGCTTTGATTACTCCTTCCAATGCCTTGTAGTTTCTCATGTGATAAATGCGGTCTTTCTTACTTGGACTCTGCATTTTAGTATAGTGCATATTCTGTTTTCTTTCGGCTTTTTCAAGCATAGTGTGTATTTCAGCCCAAGTCCTATCATAAGTAAAGGGCATCAATTCCCCACCTTATCGGGCGCATACACTGAATTATTAAAATGTAATTCGGGGTGAAGGCTTTTAAGGTCATTTTGTATTTCATGAATTGCTTTCGCTACATGATATACAGAAGGAATATTTTCTTGCTCATCTTCTAAAAGTCTAATTCTTTTCTCAAGACTTTTTATTCTTTCTGCTAATGCTTCATTTTCCATTGTTAATCTTTTAATTTCTTCATTCATATTATCACCGTCACTATTGTTATGATGGTTGCTATGTTCACGATATTTACCATCATCAATATCTTGTTACTCTTTGCTATCATAGCCAGCAATTCTTCTAGGAGTTCATTCGTTTTGTCCATCATCATGATTAACACCTTGCTCCACTTCTAAAATGATAGCATGACGCTTCAAGTTATTCATCATTTGAAATAGTTCTTTTATTTCTTGTAAAGTAGTATTCCAAGTTTCTTCTGTATCGTATGATACTTTTACTGTTACATGTTTTGTCATCATATTAATCACATTTCCTATAAACATGCCTAGAATCAGATACACCTATCAATACACAATGCCTTGAAAGGTATTGGCCTATTGATGTATTACTTTCAATATAGTTTGATTTATGGCGTTCTACTAATTTCTCTCTTATGGTAAGAGCAGTGAAAGGTTCTTTCATTTCTGCTATAATTTTGTTAGTCCATACTTGACATCTTTTATTCATATTTTCATCTCCTTTGCTTTAAATGCCGCTAATCTAATTGCTTCTCTTGCGCTTGCAGTTATTGAAGCGGCTAAATCGACATCAGCCCAAGCAAAACCAGTATATCCGATTATGCCATAAAAAGATGCAGATAGGCGTTTTACTGCCATTTGATTGTTATACCACTTAATGTAGTCTTTATCATTATTCGATTCCCTAGCCTCTCGCATAAGACGCTTATATTCATTTCGCAGTTCCTTTAACTCTAGAACAGATTTAGGTAACAAACCTAACTTATCCGTCTTGTAATAAAGCATCTCCACTTCAGTAACTTCGCTGAAATCTCTAGGTGTTAAGATATTAACTCCAAATTCCGTAGGTTCAGATGATTTGGTTTCAAATGAAATGTTTCGTGCTATCATCATACTAGGGTACAATCCGCTATAATCAAACGCCGCCACATTAAGATGTAGTCCGTTAGTGTCCTCGCTTAACGGGTCATAAATCATGGCCCCTTTATACGATTCTTTTTCAGCCTTTTTGTTTCCTGTTGGTGCTATCCACCAAGCATTACGCATAAAGTAAATTGAACCCATATGACTTGCATAAAAACAAGCATCGAAAGGTGCTTTCAATAATCTTTGAAGTGCTATAATTGCTTCACTACAATAATTAGTTTCATCTATTTCAACAATCAATTCAACATCTTTCAAAGCATATTCCAAATAAGTTTCAGTATCTTCTAACCAAGCCCTACGGTAAAACTCGTTAGGGTCTGGGAATTTCTCACTTACTAGTTTCTTTTTATCTAATAGCATTTCTGAAACATAATCTAAACTTAAAGAAGGTAATGTTCCTCTTTGTGAATCATTCCATTGTCTCTCAAAAGCAAGGTCTAGGTTGAGGGTTATGCGACCCCCTATGGGCTGTTCGATAGGTGAAAATCCCTTTTCACCCTTAATGTATTTGAAGCCACCCTTGCTCTTTTTAAGACCATCTATGCGGTTAATTGGAGACATCCTGTTAGGATTGATTCCTAACGCACAGCATCTTTCAAGAAGTTTAGGTATATCTGCAAAGTTACCGAACCAAGCAATTAGCATATCGGGGTCTTTGTCTATCATTGTATTAATGAAAGATTCAATCATGTCTTTTTCATTATCAAAAAAGAATTTATTATTCGGTTGTCTTGCAGAAAAATCCGAAGGCCAATCAGGAAACCAAACCCATTGATGATATTCTTCATCATAATTATCATACATTACAATAGTAGTAATACAATCGTGATATTCTCCGCCTTGTTGCCATTCCATATCCCAATACCATTTACGCATTTTATATTCAGGCATTTCTGAAATAGTATCAACTGCATATCTAAATGTATAAGGTACATCTGCTTCGTATGTTTTACTAAACATCTTTCTAGCAGAATAGATGTCAAAGGAGTTTTCCACATATACTCTCTTTAGACTTTCTTTATCTAGATTAACCCAATCACCTCTTTCGTACTCAAAGTTTCTTATGATATACCTACTAGGTGAATAATTATCATGTTCCTTTTCATCTTCTTTAACATAGAAATATGGCCTAAACGCTTCCATTAGAAACTTCTTTTCTCCATTTTCTCTCCAAGATTTAAATACATGCTTTCCATCCATACACCTACTAATTATCATTCAATCCCCTCTAGTAAACGGTGCTTTAACCACCATCTTATTTGGCCCTACAATCAATAACGGGAAGTCATCTCGTACATAAAAATTAATTAAAGGCTGGTCTTTTACAAACTTATGAAGTGGCCCACTATATTGTAATGTAGCAGGTTCCCCGACACTGTGTATTGCTGTCAGTGTTTCACAAAAGGCGTTAGCCGTTCCATTCTCACTACTAAAAGATACATTACCATCTCCACTATTGATAAGATATACTCCACTCTTAACCAATTCACAACCGCTAATTGCATCACTGAAAGATTCAGCAGTTAGTTGAAATGCACCCTCAAACTTCTTTGCACCGAAGGTGAAGAGTTTTTCAGGTATTGCTTCAAATGTAACATCAGTTGTCATTTGCTTAATCCTAGTTATTGCATCTATATTGGGATGATTAACTGCCGCAGGTATTGATGCTGATTTAGTACCAGCACTAATAGCCAAGAAGTCATTATAAGATACTGTAATTTCTCCATCAAACTTCTTTAGATAAGGAACTACTGTATCAGCACTACCTGTAAAAGAACCATTGGTTTGTCCTGTAACTTCAATAGTCAAAGTAATGCCGCAGGTTGAATCACCATTCCATAGCCTCAATGTATTTCCTTCTAATTCCATAAGGACATAAGGACTTAGTTTGGAATTAGAAAACCCTTTGTCTCCTAAGTACAATCCTTTACCTTGTATATCCTCTAAAGCCTTTGTTAATAATTTTGATTCCACATTAAATATCAAACTTTACCCTCCCTTAATTCGGGAATACCATTCCAAACGATATTAGGGGGAGTACCTTGTCTAACAGTCCAAGTCTTACCGACTAAGTTACCATTAGTGCGACTACCGACTAATTCAGCCAAGTAGTGTATCTCTCCCTTAATCTTCTTTCTTGAACAATGAATCTCTTGTTCTAACTTACCGCCCCAATCTTTCCAATTAGCAATCATACCAATTGGCGTACTGTCGTGGTACTTTTCAGTTTCATGAGTTATGTAAACTATGTCACAATCTAAAAGATAGATTGAATCCAATAAGTGATAGAAGGTCTTGTTTCTTGCACCGTATTGAAATGGCATAACCTTTGTAACTAAAGTCGGGTTAGGGTTAATCTTCAAGATACAAGAATCAAGCCAAGTATCAACGCCGTCAAGAACGAATATAGGCTTCTCGCCTTCTTCAATCTTAGACCTAACATACTTGATAAACATGTGAGAGTTTTCTTCACTTGCTTGTATATCAATAATGTTATCCTTATTCATTTCAATAGGACAATATACCTGTATTCTTTCTGTTGAGTCATGATGCTCACGCCATGTTGATTCAACGCCCTTATCCCAATCTAAAACATAGATTGGTCTATCGGGAAAATCCAAAGCGATTCCTGTCTTTCCTGTTTTGGGATGACCCCAAACACCTAACACTAATCTTGAATTAACCTGCTTTCTTTTATTAGCCATTAATTCTTGAAACCTACTGTTAAACTGTTCCTGTTTCTTCCCAAAATCCATACTGCTTGCTGTTCCTTGTTTACTGGTCAAACTCATTTTCTTCACCTAATTCTTCTATTCCTATTTCTATTTTATTACCATGAACCCTAGTCCACTCTTCTATAATTACTTTTAATTCAGGTTTAGAACATACATACCTAGCCTCTTTAGAACCTATGTGCATTTTAAGCCAATAAGTACCGTACTCGGTTGCATTTTCTTTCCAAGTCAAGAAGTCCACATTAATTAAATCAACAATGTAACTCCCACTCTTAAACATAAATCTATTTTCTATAATTCCATTCATATATTTCCCTCATTTGGGATAGGCTTCGCACCTATTTGAGCATCATTTCCGCCACACTTACACGGTATTTAGGTATTAATTAAATATCAAAACCAATCAAAATCGGTTTCAACGGGTTGGTTCACTTCAACTGGTGAACCTCTCTTTTGGGTAACATACAGTCCTGAAACATTAATTGTTACTGGTTCTGGCCCTACATCGGTAGTACGCTGTGAAGTCCTACCAACTACAATTACCTGTGAACCAATACCAAAGTCTAATTCGACATTAGAAGGAACCCAACAAGTAGTCATGTTGTTATCATTATCATAGTCAAACTCGGCATTTAAATCAGTAAGGTTTAGAATGCGATTGCCATTCTTAGTAGGCATCATATTCATATTACAAACTGTACCATCAGTAATGATGAAGCGGTCACTTGCTGGCAAAGTTTGCCTAGTAATGTGCGCTCTATCAATCTCAACAAGCGGTGTTAAATGAGTGCCAAAGTTATTAGCAAGACATTCTTCAAAGTCATAATGTTCCATATTTCTGTAATCAGAATTATCGGGATTCAAGTCAGCATTTCTAATTAGGCTTAACTTCGTAGTTTCAGTCATGCCATATAGGTTATTGCCATCTTCACTTGGAATTGCTACAAAGTGAACATAATCATAGGTATTAGGAGTAAAGTCAACTCCACCTTGATTCTTGTATGAGAAGTTATACTTCTTCATTTCTCCACCGTCAACGCTACCAAAGAATACTCCACTGCGTCTAAATTGCTCTAATGGAAGTGGCTTACCATGATTACGGTTTTCTCCACCATTTTGATACCTTTCGGTACTATCAAGAGGAATAACCCATACTCCATCTTCCATCTGTTCAGCAGTAACAGGTCTTTCTGTTACTTCTTTTTGTTGCAGGTCGCCCTTATAATAGCGGGTAATAGTCCAACCGCCTAAAGCATTCTCTTCCGCATTAGCAATAATACCCTCTGTTAGAGCATTGTCGGCATCTCTGCGGTATTCGTCTTTAGCCTTATTTCTATTCCAAGACATCATATCCCTTGGTTCTTCCAGAGCAACAAAGAATCCAAATGCTTTCTTAACAAGAGAATTGCTTCCACTTGAAGTATTGCTATTATTTGGTTTGTTTGCTCTACGAGTTTGTGCTACATAATTGCGCCACAATCCCTTAGCCAATGGGTCTGTCGTTTCTATTCCATTTTCTGAACAAATATCATTGAACTTAATCTTAGCATCTTCGACGCTCATATTGATATATTGTGCAGATTTCTCTATTTCATTTTTCATTTCTTCGTTCATATTTTTTCCCTCATTTATTTTATATTAATTGTCCTACCATCCAAGATATTAGTACCTTTGGTGTCATGGTAGTGGAACGCCATTCGCTTTCTCCTATTGTTCTTAGTAGTTTAAATTTGATTAGATTGTCTAATTCTTTTGAGTTTATTACAGCATTGTGTAGTCCTAAACATAATTCTTTAACACTACGACCTTCATAAATAAGATTATGAAGTTGCTTTAGTGATTCATTTAGATTTTTATTTAGTATTAGCATTAGTATTTTATCGTATTCTTCTAGTGAAGATTCTATTTGTTTCGTTAGAGAATTACCGGAGGCTTTCGCCGCTTGTATTTCGGTGATTGCCCTACGCAAGTCACCGTCTAAAACATATATAAGGCGACTCAAATCATCGTCACTAAATACATTTACTTGTTCTTTTTGAAGTATTCCTTTGATTACTTCTAAAATGACTTCATTAGACAGTGGTTTGAAATGGTAGTTTGCACACCTACTTTGCAAGGGGTATATTATCTTACTCTTGTCATTACAAGTAATAATGAATCTTATATTACCAGAATATCTTTCCATAATACGCTTTAGTGCATTTTGAGCATCAGTAGTCATACCATCCATCTCATCTAATAAGCAGATTCTAAATGGTACATCACCGATAGTGCCGCTTTGCGCTACATTCTTAATGGTGGTTCTTACCACTTCAAGTCGCCTATCATCAGAAGCATTAACTTCAACAAAGTTATCTTTAGCATATTCACCTAACATAGTTCTTGCTAACGCCAATCCTGCCGCAGTTTTACCACAACCAGCATTACCATAAAGCAATACATTAGGCATATTCTTTTCTTCTATCCATAACTCCGCATCTAATACAAAGTGTTCTTGTCCTTTAACATCTCTCAAAGTCTTTGGTCTATATTTTTCAGTCCATAGCATTTTTATTCCTCCAGTATTTTATTGACCGGCCTCTTGTTTGAGGTTCTTCTTTAACTAGTATAAATTCAGGGTTAGTTGTTAATAACCCTACGACTTGCATAAAGGTAGGTACTACCTTTCTTCTTCCACCGCCATGTAATTTTAAGTCAATAACTCCATTGAATACTTCTCTAGTAGTCAAAGTTTTTCCAACTAGTACGGTTTGGATATTTGTTATAAATTGATTTGTTCTTACTCCCATTATTGTCACTCCATATATTGTTCTAAACTATTCTGCTGAACCTTAACAGGTTCAGTCTTTCTTCTTCTTTTCTTTTCTCCTAAAGATAAAATCCTACAATCGCCATTATTGAATTTAGATTTTGCATACTTTACAAACTCATCATCCTGCTTCATCTGATTAAAGATTCTTGTATCGGCATTTCTAATACCGATTCTCTTTAGAAGTCTAGGCACTTTAGAATAAGTACCTCTGTATGGCATATTTATTCTGCCACGAACATTACCTTCATGAGAATACGCTAACATCTCATAAAAGTAATTCTGCGACCATCTTCTTTTTACTACGCCATCAATAAAAAGAATCTTGTTGGGGTGAATGTTCTCAACAATCCAAGACAAAACTTGAGTGTCAGAAGGCTTATTGAATTTCAATACTTCTGATACTAAGTCCCTATCAGTTTCTTTAAGAAAGAAACTCACTAATGAGTAAGTATCTTTCTCTAAGGAAAAGGGTTCTTCACTATGAGGGGCTAATTCTTTAATAGAATCTAGCATGTGATTCTTTGAACCTGCCCTTTTAATTTGACACATATTTTTTATGGTCTTGGGAACATTTTTTTCATTGATTGAAGTTAATACAATCGCTCCCCTGTACCTTCTAATAACATTAAGAATGGAATCAGTCTTAGGTTTATAATTAACATCTTCAATTATAATACCATTACCTTTAGGAATAGAACCTAAGTCCTGTATATTCATTTCATTAGCATAAACTACAACTGCATTGGGTAGTAGTTGTTTTGCTTTTGTCGTTTTTCCTGTTCCTGTTTTTCCTGTTATTAGTATTGGTCTATTATCATTTAAATTGGTCAAACCCATTCTATATCAATCCCTTTATTCTGAAGAGGTTTTCTAACCCCTCTAAAGTTAAATGCTCATTGTTTGCTACTATATTTACTGCTTCTGCAAAAGAAGTCCAATCATCATTACGGTCAGGTATTCCCGATGGAATCAAATCGCATAACTTGTATATATTTTTAATGCCACCCACTCTTAAAATAGGGCGTGGCCTTGCTTCCGATTCTCTTGTGGAAAAAGATGCACTTATATTATACTGAGATAAGGTTCTTCTTATCGCCATTAAATACTGTCCTTTTCCTCTAAAGTTAATTTTAAGCCTAACTCTATATCCTATTTGAGAGTTAGAATCTTTTATGATTTGTATTTCAGGTTTAGCGGAAGATAGTAAAATACCTATTAACATATCTTTACTATACATATTCATTAGCCCCCATTACGCCAATAAAGTCATGTTTTAGTCTTAAATAATCTAAACCTTCGGAAATAGTATTAGTGATTAATTCACTGGCATCGCTATTATCGCCCGGAAAAACTACATTAATCTGTGTTCCTCTATATTGATTTAATGCACTTGCCAACTCTTCATCAATTATTTCTTCAATGAATATCATATCATGGTCAAAGCCTCGATGAACTAATCTTAGCATTAAACCTTGTTGAACCATCATTAAATCTCTTTGTTCAATAGCACCATAAACAATGTATGTGTAGGAAGTTACCCCACCATATTTATTTATCCATTGTTGAATATGAGTGTCTTGAAGCATAATCTCACTGTTCCTTTACATACTCTTCTTGTGTAGGCCAATGTCCTTTAGTGTCTTGGTTAGCACTCAATTCCCACCAATACACATGCTGTGCTGAAATACGGTGGTGTCCTTTAGTTATAGCATTTGCTTCTGACCATGCTACCATATCAGTTATTGCTCCTTCTAACCACTCATGCAACAAGGCTGTAAAACTATGGCTAATAGGCATATCAGTAGCATTTCTTATCAATTGATTTAAACTAACCCTAGAATTATATTTCTTCTTCTTAGGTTGTTTAGGTTCAATAAATTCTCCTTGCTCATTAAAGTAAGGGACAAGATGTTGTAGCAATTTTTTAGGTCGGCCCTGTTCATGTAATACATTTTTTAGATAAGCATATCCATCCACTACATCAATACAAGTATAAGTCTCAAAATCTATTACAGTTAACTGTCCTTTTTGTATCATTCTTCGACCTCCACTTGCGATTGTTTTAGTATCTTTAGAATAAGGTCTGTTTCTGCACCGTTTTCTAATTGTAGTATGGTAAGGTTAATCACTTGCTTCTGTCTTTCAGCAAAATCTCTATCTTCTTTTAGAGAAACTAAAGACTCAAAAGCGGCCCTAAAATCAGGAGTAAGAGTAAAACCAGCATCTTTAGCAAGTTTTTTTTCTAGGCTAAGTTTGTTTACCATAGCAACCTTTGGAAATTCTTCTTCTTGCCAATCATAATAACAACTATACAATTTACGCAATTTGGCTAAAGAAATCCTTACTCTTTTCTTGTAAAACTCTAGATGTCCTTCTATTTGTTTTTTAGACAAATCACTTATTTTGAACACATTCCCTTTAGAGTCAGAAACATATTTAGTACTAGGTTTAGCATAAGTAGTTGAGGTTGGGTGAATTACATATCTATCATTTACTGCACTATATTTATCTTTCATATTATCATCTCTATCATATCATCTAAGGTATTAATATCCGCAACAAACTTATCATCACGAATACGGACACATCTAGGAAATCGCAATCCATACTTACCTTCTGCATCTTGTGTTATTAAATCAGCAGTTACTTCTAAAACTACTCTAGGTAAGAAATGATAAGTACCTTTATCGTAATTATCAACTTGCCGTCTTAATTCATTAGTTAATCTAACTAATTGACTATCGCTAAAACCCGTACCAACAGAACCTAAATTAACATAACCGTCATTTTCAGTTCTTACACCTATTCCAAATGTACCGAATACATTCGCTCTTTTACCTTCACCATACTTAGCAGTAAGAATAACTACATCTAAGTTAATTCGTGGAGGTTTGTATTTAGCCCAACCTGTACTTCTTTTACCTGCTTCATAAGACATAGAAGCATCTTTTACAATTATCCCTTCAAAGCCATCATTAATGGCTCTACTGTAAAAGGCAAGAGTATCAAGACATTCATCTGGCATTCTATGTGCTTGATTAGGCAAACCTTTGAATTTGTCAAGTCTCTCCCTATAAGATAATTCCATAATAGTCTCACCATTAAACTTTAGACAATCAAAAATTACCCATTCGACGGGAACCCTTTCTATTGCTTCTGCATGATTCTTAGAGTGAACCCTTGTACCCATCTTCTTATGTTCTGCTGGCGTACCATCTTCATTAATAGGATATATTTCACCATCTAGTATAACATTAGGAATATCATACTCTCTAACAATACTCGCAATATCAGAAAACTGAGGGGTAACTACATTACCCTTACGATTAAAGATAATTACATTGTCTCCTTCTTTATGGATTTGATAACGATTACCGTCATACTTGTAGTCCACTATTTTATCAAGAGGCCATTTATTCATAGGTAGGTCTTTTGCTAACATAGGTGCTACAAAAGAACCATGCTCAAGATTCATTGGTGGCTCGGCATTAGATTCATAATATCTCGCAACATTAGAAATAGAATTAAAGTTACAATGCCCTTTGACATCAGATAACTTCTTGCCATAATGTTTAGCCAATATCTTCTTTACTACTCCACTGTTAATCCCGTTGCGTGGCGTTCTTAACCAATACCTAATAAACCATTTACATTCTAAAGCACTCATATTAATTATACTATGTCTAATGGTATCATATGAATTACTGCTGATTGAACCGCAATCCATAGAAAGTAGCCGCAAGACGCTTGCCATAGGTGTTTCTTCTAATGTTTCTGCTGATACATCTAAGTAATATATCGCTTCTCCTAAATCATCATGAGCCTTATACTCATCTTCTATTTCATCATCATGAACATTGTATATCTTTGCCAACCATTTCTTAGCCTTTGAAAGACCTATATTGTTACTAGGATATTCTTTTGCTAAGATAGCAAATAAGGCTGGTTTATTTTGGAAGGTTTGAAGTTCCCTCGTAATCATAGATACCTGTTGTGTTGGTGTCTTTTGGTCTGTGCTTTCTAATAGTCTCGCTAGTCTCATCATTGTCATTTATAATCATCTCCATATTGTTATTACATTTTATTACTAATTCCTTTAGTAAAAGGCTCATTTTACCACCTTCTAGTTTGATAGAGTGCGCCCATAAGTGATGGGCTAATCTTTCCCATTCACTCTTCTTCATCTGAAACAACTCCCTGTTCTATACTATTCATTAACCTTACAAAGTTAATCATCATAGTTTGAATAAGTGCTGATTCTTCTTCTTTACCTTGTTCCATTAAACGATGTAGCATATGAATCATAGATGCTTGCGTTATAGCCGGTGCTAGGCGAGCCAAATTATCAGAATGAAACATTTCCCAATACATCATAAAAGACGCTCTTGGTAAAAACATTCCATTTCTAACTACTGCATAGTTATCTTCAAAGTGGGCTAATGCAGCAGGGTTCTTCTTAATCTTCTTCTTCATGGCTTTCGCCCATTCTACAAATCTTTTATCATTCGTTATATCTAAAAACATTTTATTCATATTCATTCTTCTTCATCTCCTAATAACATTAATTTCATTAAAGCAGTTTGGAACCTACCCCAACATGCGTCTATATGGTCGGTTTGCACCCTACAACCCCTACCCGAATTAGGTGGAATTGGCATTTGCATTTCAATATAAGCAGACCATAAATCTACCAATTCAGAAGAATACTTAGCATGTCTTCCTAACGAACCCATACCATATTGTCTATCAGGATTAGCCTTTCTGACACTAGTCTTTACTTGCACATCGCTTATTCTATTCATCTAATTCCCTCTTTAATATATTTAATAATGTCTTTGCTTCATCTACATTTAGACGAATGCCTTTTGTTGGCTTATTATTCTTATGCCAACGAATATCCAAGACTTCGATATTCCAATAAGTACCTCGCTTGACTAATACTTCATCATTAGCATTCCTTACTATTCTTCCTTTAATTTCAAAATCACTCACTGAACCACCCCTGTTTGAATTTATCTAATTCCTTTCTTGAAGTAAAATATCTAGGAGTATCTAACTCATCTATTCTATTAACTAACCAACAAGCCCCTCCTAATGACGATACTTGCACTATTTCAAATTGACCTCCATTGATTTCTACTACTTCAACAGTATTAACTTCTGGCACTAATCCATATGTCTTAGTAATCTCATTAGCAACATCGTGTATATTTTCAACAACATACTTGATGATATGCGCTCTTTGAATAGGTATCTTTGGTGCTACTTGAATAGATAATTTACCTGTCATATTACACACTTTACACCTATTACCTTCACAAATAGGACACTTAACTTCTGCCGCATGTGGCGCAGGTAAAGTAACTGTTACTGCCCTTTTCTTAGACATATTATTCCTCCACCACTTCTTTTCCAAAAATAATTTGATGGCCGTTAAACAACGATATAGGGCTACTTAATTCTATAAAAGGGGAACCTAACCAAATAACTCCTTCAACTGTTCCCTCAAAATCACCTTCTTTAGTTCTAAAGAACATTCTTTTACCTTCGTATTTTCTCATAGAAAGTTCCATCTTAGAAGTTTTTGCTCTATCGGGCATATTCATTCCTCCTTAAAAAGAAGAATACCGTGTTCCATACAATATCCTCCTTCTATCATTTTTTTAACCCAAGTAGGCTGTTCTCCGATTACAGATGCGCTTTTTTTCAGTATTGTTTTCTGACAGTCTTTAAATTGACATTTTAACCATTCCATATTTATTCCTCCAATAATACCGCTACTTCAGTTGATAAGAATAGATTGGCAATAGACATAGCCGCAAGGAAACTATTCTTAGTTACCTTTACAGGGTCAATAATCCCTGCATCGTGCATATTCTCAATCTTACCCGTTAAAGCATTCAGCGCATAATCCTTACCTACTGTGTAGTTTACTTCTATATCATGAACATAGTCAGCATACTTCAAGCCACTATTATCGAAGATAGCACATATTGGCGCACTCAAAGAATCATAAACTAAAGCATGTCCAGTCTTGGCTACATCTAATTCTTGCCTAGCAATAATAAATGCTTTACCTCCACCAATAACAATACCCTCATCTAAAGCCGCTTTAGTTGCGTTAAGTGCATCATCGAGCCTTTCTTTCTTTTCTCTCATTTCAATAGAAGAAGACGCACCTATTCTAATAGTAGCAACACCGCCGTTAAGTCTAGCAATTCTTCCCTTTAATCTCATCTTATCGTATTTATCTTCAGAAGACTCGTATAATTCTTTAAGACTTAGTACTTTGCGTTTTAATTCGGCCTCATCGCCTTCTCCACCGATAATAACAGTATTTTCTTTACCTACTACTATTCTATCAGCAGTACCTAATTCATCCATAGTAGCCATAGCAGGGTCGTCTTTACTTTCTGCATTAAATAGCCTACCACCACAAATAGCAGTAATGTCTGTTAACTCATCTAATTGGGCATCACCAAAGTTAGGAGCCTTTACTACAACTACTTCAATAGTTTTCTGCAATACATTCATGATTACATTACTTAGTGCAGTGCCTTCCATTCCTCTACAAATAATAACCAACGGTCTTTTGTTTCTAGCACACAATTCCAACAAAGGAAGTATGTCTTGGAAATGCCGTATATTAAGATTAGATGTAAAGATTACAGGGTTGTCAAAGGTGGCTTTACCGTCTTCTCCATTACTCATCATATGACTCAAGTAACCTTCATCAAACTCTAAACCATCTCTCACTATTAGATTAGTCATGTGAGATTTAGATTCCTCAACTGTAATTACACCATCTCTTCCGACTTTATTGATAGCCCCTTGAATCAATAATCCTAACTTAGAATCATTATTAGCCGCTATTGTGGCCACATTCAGAATATCATCATCAAGAATAGGTTTAGCCTGTTCAGCAAGAGAGGCTAAAATTACCTCTTCGGCTTCTTTAAACTCATTTTGCAAGTTACGCATATTGTAAAACTGCTGTTCTTTAATACCTTTAACTAATGCTTGAGCAATAATACAGGCAGTAGTAGTACCATCACCTGAATTATCCTGTGCTTTACTCGCTAAGTTTTGAACCATCTGAACGCCCATTTGAACATAAGGGTCTTTACTTGAAATATACTTAGTAATAGTTACTCCATCATTAATCACAACTGGAGGATTACCTTGCAGAATTACTGTCTTTGCTTGTGGCCCCAATGTTGGTTTTACGGTATTCGCTACTAAATCAATTCCTTCTTTTAATTTCTGTTTAACTTCCTTTCCATTAATTATCATTCAAATCTCTCCACATTCTTAAAATTATATCTTTCTAAACCGTAATAGTTTTCTCCGTGATAAGGCACTCCAGCATACAAACAATAACATTCTTCACTACAAAATGCTCTTTGTCCTACTGCGGTAGTAGCCAAATACGCTAAATGAGAATCGTTACAATTAGCGCACTTCAATTTACCACCGCCATTATTTGTTCATAAGGAATGAACATTACATTGTTCTCTGTTGTATATTCTAGTTTATCATTGAAAACTACAATCTTATCTCTAAGAGTAGTGTCACATTGACAATCAAACACCCTTCCTTTGTTAGAGGCTTTTGTTAAGATACCACTATCAGTTTTCTTTTCTTCTATCATTACTACAACCCAATTTCCTACTGCTTTCATTCTTCTTCACCTAACTTAAATTTATTTAATCGTGCTACTTGGCAACAAAGCCTAATCTTTTGAGTGGATTCTAGATTCCAAAACTCATCATCTTGCCAACCAAGTTTAACTTCAATATACCTACATAATTGTCTTCTAGTCATATTTTGAAAATCATCATCAATAGGTATTCCTAGTATTTCTCTAGTATCATGGGTTAGGAACTTATCTAAGAATACATACACTCTTCCCATTAAGCCAATTAATCGTCTAATAGTCCATTGTATCATTCTTCTTCACCGCCGATTTTAACCCATCCCATATTTAGGTCTGCATCAATAAAAGTATGAACATGAGTTTCATAAAACTCATCTAGAATATCATCCTTATATCCTCTCTTCCCCAAGAAGATACCTTTAGTTTTCTTTTGGTTCTTATCATTAGGATGTCTTCTCTTATGGTTAGCCTGTCTTTTAGACAGAGTTAAATCATCCACATGTACTAATTTAGCAATTGTTTTTTGCTCACCATAACTATTTTTTGTTGTGATGTATTTAGTATAAAGATTCATAGGTCTTCCTTGATATTGTCTTGCTGTACTTAGTCCTGTTTTCATTCTTCTTCACTCCTTATATTCCATACTTGTGTTCTATCATATTCATAGTTACGGTATATCTTCAATTGATTAGGTTCTTCTTGGAACCAAGAACCATAATGACCATCACCACCCAATACATGAGCAGTTTTCATTAACGGTTCCCAAACTCTAACTGTTCTAATATCAGTACCACTAAAATAAGCAGAACCAAATGGGTGTGTAT